GCTCCTGCGCACGTAGACGATGTTGTGCGCGAGGGCATGGATCGCTTCGAACGCTGTGTCGCTCGTGAGAAGACTGCCAGAGCGAGGTTCTTAGATGACTACAAATTCGCTAACGCGGATGCATACAACGGCTACCAGTGGCCGAACGACTTACGCCGCACGCGGGAGGTGGACGACCGGCCGAGCCTGACGCTGAATGGTGCGCGGCAGCATAATCTGCAGATCGTCAACGACGCGAAGCAGAACAAGCCGGGCATTAAGATTCTGCCTGTGGCGGACGGTGCCAGCGTGGACTCGGCGAAGGTTCTGAATGCGCTCGTAAAGCACATCGAGTATATCAGCAATGCCACCGCCGCGTATGACCATGCGACGAACTTTCAGGTGAACGCCGGCTGGGGCTACTTGCGCGTGGCGACGGACTACTCAAGTGAGAAGAACTTCGACCAGGACATTTATATTCGGCGACAAGCTGATCCGCTGAACGTGTACTTGGACCCCGATGCGAAGGAGCCAGATCGCTCTGACATGAAATTCGCCTTCGTGTTCCAGGACATTGAGCGCTCGGAGTTCGAGAAGGACCCCCAGTACGAGCCCTACAAGGACATCGCTACTAGCACGCCGATGGGCGCTAGCACTGCTGGCTGGGTTAATGATGACTACGTTCGGATTGCTGAGTACTGGCGCATTATCGAGAAGAAAGATACGCTCTACGCGCTACCCCAAGGCTATGCGGGCCAGCGGGACTTCGCTGGAGGCTTCATCACGAAGAGCCTGCTGGAGAAAGTGAAGACCGGCCGCAGTGCAACGCTTCTTAAGCAGATCCAGCAGGATGAAGAGGATGGCACCGTCCAAAGTCGCGAGCTAATCCATAAGCAAGTCGAGTGGAAACTGATCATCGGCTGGCAAGTCGCTGAGGAGAAAGATTGGCCCGGTCAGTATATTCCGATCGTGCCCGTCTGGGGAGAGGAGACTATCATCGAGGGCACTTGGGATTGCAAGAGCCACACGCGCAGTATGCTGGATGCTCAGCGAATGTACAACTATGCGGCCAGTTCTGCGGTCGAGTTCATGGGCCTTCAAACGAAGACGCCCTGGATTGCCCCAGTGGAGGCGGTCGAGGAGCTGGAGACCTACTGGAACGAGGCGAATAGGATCAATACCAGCGTGCTACCGTACAAGGCCCTGCGAGAGGACGGCAGCGTTATTCCGCCTCCGCAGCGTATTCAGCCGCCAGCTGCTGCGCCCATCTATGCCACTCAGATGCAGAGCAGCCTGCAGGACTTGCTCATGGTCAGCGGCCAGTACGCGGCCAGCATGCAGGGCGGCATTCCGCGCACGCCGAAGCAGATAGGTGAGCGCACGCGGCAGGCCAGCACGGCGACTTTTCACTTCGTTGACAATTTGGCCATTGCCATCCGGCACGTTGGAAAGATCATTCTGGACCTGTTCCCAGCGATCTATGACACGCAGCGGCTGATGCAGATACTTGCTGATGACGGGACCACCATGAACGTCGCCATTGATCCGCAGATGAAGCAGGCATATTACAAACATGTCATGGAGGATCAGCAGAGCGTTGTCCACGTTCTTAATCCGAATGTTGGGCGTTACGAGGTCCAGGCCGACATCGGGCCAAACTATGCGACCCAGCGCGAAGAAGCGTTCGAAGCCTTCAAGCTGGTCCTTACCCAGTCGCCGCAGCTGGCGAGCATACTGGGAGACATACTATTCCGAGCCGCGGACTTTCCGCATGCAGACGAGGCAGCAGAGCGGCTGCGCCGAATGGTGCCGCCTCATGCACTTGGCGAAGGGCCGTCGGCGACTGAGCAGGCTCTGATGCAGCAAGTTCAGAACCTGCAGAACTTATTTAGCAAGAGCCTGGAGGACCAGACCACGCTCAGGATCAAGCTGCGCGGCAAGGAAGAGAAGAACGAAGTCGCCATCTTTGACGCCTTGACGAAGCGGCTGCAGGTGCTAATAACTGCCGCAAAACAGGGTAAGGTAGAGATCACACCCGAGACGATGAAGCCCATTGTCATGGAAGCGATCAAAGAGGCGTTGGCTGCTACCGTGTCGCCTGCCGAGGCCACTACGACCGACGTGCTGGAGCAGCAAAGGCCACCCGCTGGCTTGCCAGAAGCGGCCACGCGCGTCCGGCCTCCGCTGGCCGGCGCGAAGCAGGCCGAGGGCGGCCAGTGGTACGTGCGTGACTTGGCCCAGGCCAAGGGCTATCGGCCAGTGGCATGAGTGAGGAGCTAATCGCCCAGTGCCAGACGCTAATTGGCGCCGCTTTGGCGCTGACGATAGTCGTGCTGGTCTGGGATAGCCTGATGCAGCTATGACTGACGCGCAGACTGATGAATTCCAAGACATCCACGATGCGCTGGGCATTCAGCCCTTCACGCCGGATAGACTGGCCATGACCTCGTCTGTGCTGCGTGAGATGCAAAGCGCGCCGGGAAAGATTGCCAGCGGAGTAGGCAATGCCCTAGGCGTGAATGATGCCCTGAGTGCGCTGCGGGGCCAGATGACGCCCGAAGAGGCCCAGTACTTCGCGTTAACATCTGCCGCTGGCCTGCTGCCGATGGGCAAAGCCGAGCGCGCAGGCGAGCTGGCGTGGAGCGCTGTCAAGCCCGTGATTGAAGATGCTTGGAAGGCTGGCCAGCCACCAACTGGCGCGCTAGTGGACTACCTTGGCCGCCATGTACTGAATCCCTTCAAGCATATTGCGGAAAACTATCCGGAGTACGACAACTTTCTAGATAAGCTGAATGACAAGTACGGCGACTGGACGGACATTATGCACTCCAAGTTCGCCGCGATTGGAAAAGGTGTTACACCAGCAGATGTTGGCCTGTCGTCACTTAGTGATGAAGCTATCGAGAAGCATCTGGCCAAGAATCCAGGGGCGAGCCTCGCCGAAGTGGCTGGCCTCAAAGGGCAAAATGAGTTTCCGCTCTATCCACCCAAGCAAGGGCGCGATCTAAGATCCTCAGATTTCAGCAAGTACATCACGCCCATTGAAAGCTGGCAGGATCAGCTTTCCACAAACACTCCGCGTGTGTCGCCCCTTGAGTTCGAGTCCGTCGAGGCCCGCGAACGGGCGAGGCAGCAGGGCTACAACGTCGATCTGCCACTGTTCAAGGGCGGCCATTGGAGCAGCTATCAGAATGAGCTGCATGATCCGCGAAATAAGAGTTGGGAGCCGGGGGCATTCTTTTCGGACGATCCAGAGGTGGCTCACAAGTACACAAGTCCTGATTCCTATGCGCTGCCATTCGTGGCTCGCGCACACAATCCGATGGAGGTTCACTGGCCCACTGCGACTGGCCTAGATGACTACAACTCTGGCCACATGAATGCTATTCTGCATACAGCTAAGCAGAAGGGCGCCGATCTGGTCGTCGTGCGAGACGTGCATGATATGGGCGGAGTGCAGGATCAGTATGTCGTGCTTGATCCCAAGATCGTGCGCCAGCCAGGGGCGGAGTTCGATCCAAGCAAGATGAACTTGGCCAAGCTAGCAGCCGGAGTCGGTGGGCTCAGCGCTGCTGGAGCAGCAGCACAGAGCGGGGAGACCAAGTGATGCCCAAAGTTGCCGCCCATAAGCTCGTGCTGGAGACTGCCCAGAAGATGGCCGGAGAGCTATACGACGAGGTCATGTGCGGGAATGAGATGTATGCTGGCTGGAAGGAGATGACTCTCAAGCGCGGGCTGTCTGCTGAGCAGAGCCAGCGAATGTTCGTCGCCCTGATCGCTCCCAAGCTGCTGGAGCCTGCGCGGGCCATTTTGGCGTCGATACTAAGTGACAAGTCAAAAGAACACTTGCACGCGACGATCTATGACTCCATGCTTCTCGACAACGCAATCAGGGCGAGCCGACTGCGGCCCAGCGGCAAGCCGAAGTACTCACTACCGACTGAGGACGAATTGAAAACTATGACGAGGAAAAATGGCTGACGAACTCAACGCTGAAGTAGCAGCGGCTGAGGCGGCTGCGAAAGCAGCAGCGGATAAAGCCGCTAGTGATAAGACTGCCGCGGACAGGGCAGCTGCTGACGCTGCTGCGGCTGCTGCTCGTCAAGAGCAGACCGTTCCGCTTTCGCGGCTCCAAGCCGTGATCGCCCAGAAGGCCGAAGCCGAGCGGGCCAGGGAGGCTCTGACTCGCGAGCTGAAGCTGGCCAATGACACGCTCGCCGAGCACAAGGCCCTAGCCACTCGCAAGAGCGATGAGGGCAAGACGCCAGAACAGCTGGCTGCTGAGCGTAAGGCCGCTGGCGAGCGAGCGCCCACGGCGCAGGAACTCCAGGCCTTGGTTGCTGAAGAGGCCAGCCGGCAGAACTTCAATGAGCGCTGCAACAGCGCAGCGGCCGAGGGCAGAAAGGCCCACACGGACTTCGACAAAGTGGTGCTTGGCGATCTGACCAGTATCTCGCCTGTGGTGGGCCAGAACGGCAGACCGGTGCTGCCCCAGACGCTGCTCGAAGCCGCGCTGGAGACTGGCCAAGCTCATGAGGTGCTCTACGCTCTTGGCCAGAACGTGGACGAAGCCAGCCGTATTATGGCCCTGCGACCTGTGGCCCAGGCGGTCGAGCTCGCCAAGTTTGCCAGCAAACTTAGCGCGGAGGCTGAACCTGAGCTGGACAACGAGGGCAAGCCCGTTCTGCCCAACGTGTCGCGCGCTCCGGCGCCTATCAAGCCGAAAGTGAAGAGCGGAGCCACTAAGCCCGCCTGGAAACCAGAGGACACAGATAACTTCTCCACCGAGGAGTGGATCAGAAATCGTGAGAAGCAAGTGCGCGAACAGCGCACTACGCACTAAGTAAGTTGCCTCGCAGAGCCTAATCTGCGCACTGGACGTAAGGGACTCGTCCTCCCCGTCAGGCCCGCTGGCCTGCTCTGGCCGTATTAGCCGCTCGGCCCCGGTAGCAAGTCGCTAGAACGCTCTGCGTTCGCGACTAACTGGGAGCAGCTGGCAATGGCCAACTCACTTCTCACAATCAATATGATTACCCGCGAGGCTGTGCGGCTTTGGAAGAACTCCAATGCCTTCATCCAGCACGTTGACATGCAGTACGACGACAACTTCGCCAAGACTGGGGCGAAGATCGGCAGCTCGCTGAGAATTCGCCTGCCGAATGACTTCACTGTTCGCACTGGTCCGGCCGCGCAGGTGCAGGACACTGCCGAGCAGAGCACGACGCTCGTGCTGGCGACCCAGAAGGGTGTGGACGTGAGCTTCAACTCTGTCGATCGCACTATGTCGCTGGATGACTTCTCTCGCCGTGTTCTGGCTCCGATGGTCAATAACCTCGCGGGCGCTGTCGCTGCTGACGTGATGTCCGGCGTGGACTCCGGCGGCACCAACGGTGCGGGCATCTGTAACTACGTCGAGAACGGCACCCAGAGTGCCGACGGCGCGTATGCTGCTCTTACGTCCAGCCCTGTGGCCCAGACCTGGCTGACTGCTGGCGCGTTCCTCAAGCAGAACAGCGCGCCTATGGACGCCTGGAAAGCCATCCTTGATCCGGTGACCGAAGCGCGCACTGTGTCCTCGCTGGCCGGCCTGTTCAATCCCACGCCGAAGATCAGCGAGCAGTACAAGACCGGCAAGATGGCCACTGACACGCTGGGCTTCGACTGGTATATGGACCAGACGATCATTCAGCATACCGGCGGCAGCTATAACGGCAGCACTACGGTCAATGGGGCGAATCAGACCGGCCTGGCCATCACCGTCAACACGAACGGCAGTGGTACGCTCGTCGTGGGTGACATCGTGACGTTCGGGACTGGTGCGCTCAGCACCGACGTGCATCTGGTCAACCGTATCACGAAGCAGTCCACTGGCCAGCTTCGCCAGTTCGTCGTGACTGCGGCATTCACAGGTGGCACGAGCACTACGCTGAACATCTATCCCGCGCTCATTCCGTTCGGCGCCGGCAGCGTCCAGCAGCAGTATCAGACTGTAGACAACAGCCCGATCAACGCGACTCAGATCAACATCGTCAATCCGGCGAGCACGACGTATCGCAAGAACTTCGTCTTCGCGCCGGAAGCGGTCACGATGGCCACTGCGGATCTCATCATGCCGACCAAGGGTGTGGAGGAGTCTGCCCGTGAGCAGTTCGACGGAGTTGCCATGCGTATGCTCACTGCATACGTGCCCGGTACGGATCAGCTGATCACTCGTCTGGATGTGCTCTATGGCTATCTCTGGGTCAGGCCGGAGTGGGCAGTCGTTGTGGCCGACATCGTGTAAGTAAGAACTCCGGGGCCAGACGCCTAGCGCGAAACTGGCCTCGTTGATGGCGCTGGGAGCGGAGGTCCTCGGCCGCTCCCAGTTGCCCCCACAACGCTGGAGGACCGAGCGCTGACATGGCAGAGAGTACGCGCCAGAAGACCAAGATCGAGAAAACTCTGCACGAATTCAAACATGGCACGCTTCACAGTGGCTCGAAGAAAGGCCCGAAAGTCACTAAGCGCAAGCAGGCCATTGCCATTGCGCTGAACCAAGCCCGCAAGGCGGGCAGATAGAGGAGACCAACATGCTCGATACCTACAAGAACCTCCAGGCGCGCGGCGTCATTGGCCCGATGATGAAAGTCGGCCAGGACGGCAAACAGATCATTGATCCGGGCGGTGATCTGCCCGGCCAGTTGGTCCTGCGGCCATTCAGCGAGTATCCCAAGGCCGTCCGGCGAGTTCGCACGCTGCCCGATGGCACTGAGCAGATCGTGACGCTCGTGGCGGGCAGCAAGGCTGAAGAGCTGAAGATCATGTCCGACACGGTCGAGATGGACGTGCCGCGTAGCCCGTTGGAACGCGAGCGCGATGAGCTGGCCCAGGAGCTGAGCACTCAGCAGCAGATGAACGGCAAGCTGGCCCAGCAACTGGAGAACGCCCTCGCGCGCATTGAGCAGCTCGCGGGCAAAGTGGACAAGCTCACGGCGAGCACCGAACAGCCAGCTACTTTTGCTACTGCTGCGGAAGCCAGGGTCGCACAGCCTTCCAGTGGAATCGGCGCACTTGCTGAGCAGAAGGCCTTGGCCAATAAGCGATGACCACTACGCTGGACATTATCAATCTGGCCCTGCTCGACGCCGGCATAATTGGCCAGGGCCAGACCGCGAGCGCCGAGGACGTGAACAACGCCTATACGCGCATGCAGTGGATGATCCAGCAATGGCAGCGCAAAAGGTATTTGGTCTTCCATCTAGTCAATCTGGCGTTCACCAGTACGGGCCAGACCACTCCGTACACAATTGGCCCAGGTCAGCAGTTCGTCATCGGCACGAGGCCGGACAGACTGGAAAGTGGCTGCTTCTTCAGGCAGCTGATACAGAGCAGCCCGAACCAGGTGGACTATCCGCTAGAGCTGCTGGAAAGCTGGGAGGACTACAATAGAATCGCGCTGAAGGCCCTGAGCACCTTCCCCGGCTACGTGTTCTATGACCCAGCGTATCCGGTGGGCAAGCTGTACTTCTGGCCCATTCCGCAGGCCAACTTGTACAGCATGAATGTACTGGTCAAGGCGACCCTCATTGACATCATTATGGCCAGCGCGCTAACGACCGTCCTGGACAACACTCTGCCGAACGAGTATTTCAAGGCGATCTACGAGTCCTTGGCCGAGATACTGCGTAGTGCGTACCGTTTGCCGCCTGATCCGGGGCTGTCTGGCCGCGCTAAGGAGTCTCGCGAAGTTCTGCGCGATGCCGCTGCGGCAATCGCACGCCTGAGAATGCCGGACGATCTGATCCGCCCCGGCGTCTACAATCCGTACAGCGATCAGATCACCTAGAACGGAGAACCACTATGCTCAAGCGACTTGCTCTTTCCTTCTGCGCGCTGCTGGCGAGCATTTCGCTTGCTCACGCTGCAGCCATTCCGCTCTACTCGCCCAGCTACAGTAACGGCATCTTGGATGTCACTGTGCTGAATCAGGCGATCACAGCACTGAACAATATCACTGGTGGCGGCACTGCGGCACCGGGGACGTTCAGTACGCTCAGCGCCACTAGCACTGTCTCTGGCGCCGGCTTTACTGCCCGCTTCGCTGCACCAGGGCCAATTGGCAACACTACGCCGAGCACTGGTGCGTTCACGACGCTCAGTGCCAGTAGCACAGTCAGTGGAACTGGCTTCAGCACCTATTTGGCCTCTCCGCCTGCTATTGGCGGCACAGCGGCTGCTGCCGGCACATTCACAACGCTGCAGAACACCACAGCTGCTGGCTTGACCGTCGCAGTCTCCACGGACGCGACGCATACTGATGCCACGCTGTGCGAAGATACCACGACTCACGTTGTGTACTTCGGCAGCGGTACGGCCGGTATTTGCCTCGGCACTTCATCTCTCCGCTTTAAGCATGATGTGGAGCCGCTGAGTGCTGGCCTCGACGCCGTGCTAGCGCTGGAGCCCATCAGCTATAAGTTGAATGCTGACCATGGCGATCCCGACGCCACGCTCTATGGCTTCAGCGCTGAGCAAGGCGGACAAGTGCTGCCGCAGCTTATGCACCGTGATCTGGCCGGCAAGCCCAATGCGTTTGACTACCTTGGTGTCGTTCCGGTGCTCGTTCGTGCAATCCAACAGCAACAGGCTGAGATCGAGCAACTCAAGCGCCACGCTGCTCGCTGAGCAACACGCAGAAGGAGCGCTCCAATGTGGCGCAAAATTGGCGACTTGCTGGCGAGTACGCTCGTTGCGCTCTCGCTACTTTCTGGCCACGCGCATGCCCAAGCGCCAGTGGTGCCATATATCGGCGTGACGCCGAACCCGGTGGGGGGCCAAGTCTATGCCCCAGTCAGCAGCACAAATCCGCTACCGATCAGCGGCAGCATTACGGCGAGCCTGGGCGCATTTGCACCTGGAGGCTCCTACGCTACGCTCTCAGTCACTAACTCCTCTGGAAATGTCGCACTTCCGACTGGTGTGGCCATCGTCGTCTACAATACTGGGACGAACAACGCCTTCGTGAAGCTGGGCACTTCCAACGCCGTCACCGCGACGACGAGCGAGGATGTTGTCTCGCCGGGCTGCTACAGCAGCTACACTGTGGGTAGCAACACGTATCTGGCTGCCATCACGGCGAGCAGTACGACGAGCTTAATTATCTCTGGCGGCAGCGGTCTGGCCGCTGCGGGCTGTTCGCCGAATGTGACCATTTCTGGTGCGGCAGTCTATGGTCCAACGGCTGCGGCGTCGCCAGCAGCGAACCCGCCAGTCATTATCGGCGGCACTGTTGATGGCACGGCGACTGGGAATGTGGATAACTGGAAAGTTGCCAGTGGCGTGGGCTTTGTCAGTGCAGTCGTTCCATCTGGTGGGATCGCGAGTGGTGCTGTTGCAAGCGGAGCGATAGCGTCCGGCGCATTCGCCTCCGGCGCCGTCGGCTCTGGGGCGTTTGCCTCGGGCGCTATAGGCTCGGGAGCTATTGCTTCGGGAGCCGTTGCCTCGGGTGCTTTCGCATCCGGCGCAATTGCGTCTGGCGCTATAGCATCCGGTGCCGTCGCCAGCGGCGCCTTTACGTCTGGATCAATCAGTGATGGCGCCAGCGTTACCCTCGGCACCAAGGCGGACGCCAAATCGACGGCGACCGATACGACTGCGATCACGCTGATGCAGGTGCAGAAAGAGATTAGCTTTCAAGCACAGGCGATTGCGGCTTCTGCGGCGACTATTGCGACGAATACCGGAGCAGCAGTACCAGCGGGAACGAATTGCATCGGACAAACGGCCGCTGGGCCTTCGGGCTGCGCCGGCTGGTCGATGAAATGGTTTGTTGCTGCGAATAGTGACAATGCAACGAATCTCAAAAATGCGGCTGGGATTGTTCATGCCGTTGAAGTCTATGGCATCGATGCTTCGCCTGCCTATCTCAAATTTTACAATAAGGCTTCCTCGCCGACTTGCGCCAGCGATACCATCGTCAAGCAGATTATGATTCCTGCCGCTTCAACGGCTGCAAATGGCGCTGGGGCAAACGTGGCGGTGCTGGATGTGGCGTTCTCGACCGGCATCTCGTACTGTGTCGTCAAGGGTATCGGCGCCACGGATGATACGTCTGTCGATGCCGCGTCATATGTCGTCAACATAGATTACAACTGATGCGCCGACTTGTTGTAACATATGCGCTGATCGTCGGCGCACTGTTTTCTGTTTGGCAGGCATCGGCGCAACTGTCCGTGACAGGCGTCGGAGGCGGCTTTGGCGGTGCTGCTGCGCCTCCTCCCTACATAGGACCCGGCGATCAGATAACCGGCGCCTATGTTTATTTTACTCTGCGTGCTTATAGCAGCGCAACTATGGGTAATAAGCTGGTCAATGCCTGCAATTCAACTGGCGGGACCGACGTTGCTTGTGCCGATCTGTTTAGTAGCGCCTCGACTGGTGCGCTTGTTCCCGCGACCATCGGCGGTATTACATGCCCTGGGGCCAATTGCACAGTCAAAACAGCTTATGATGTGAGTGGCGGCACGAACTGCAACGGCCATGCCTGCGATGTAACACAGGCGACTATTGCAACTCGTCCACTGCTTGTCGCTAATTGCATCAATTCGTTGCCTTGCATGACAGGCAGTGGCTCTCAGTATTTGTGCTCGGCAAATATCTACTTTCCGTCAACATCACAGCCGTTTTCGAGCACGGCGGTTTCATATCGGACTAGCGGAAGCGGTATTTTTGGCACGATCATCGGCGAAAGTGCTGGCTATCCTGATATGATGAACTGGACAGGAGATGCGCAACCGTCGCTTTATGACGGCAATGTTGTTACAGGCTCCGCAACGGACAACCAGTTTCATTCGTTACAGGGTATTTGGAATACTGCAAGTTCTGCAATTTATGTCGATGGCAGTTCATCTGCAACAGGTGCCCTGGCTGGAACCAACATTCAAGGAACGGATATATGTCTCTTTAATGGTATTGGGGTTCTCACAGGCAAAATCGTAGAGGCTGGACTTATTTCTACGCTTTCGGGAGGCCAGATTACAGCGTTGACGAACAATCAAACAACGTATTGGGGGCCATTTTGAAATGTGCAGGAATTGTCTTTGGGTTGTTGCTGGCAATCGTATTGCCAGAATGGACGCACGGCAACATTGGCTACGTTGGTGAGATTGCCACGCGCGCCCGCATCGCAACTTTGCTCGATACCACGCACAATCAACTAATGACTGAGAGTTTTCACATCGTTCGTGGAGCCCATACCAATCCTCAATTCGTGTTTTCTAATTTCTACAACGGCTTCGGCGGCGGTCAGATTGGTCCCGGGGCATCGGCCACGATCACAGCGAGCGTCGAGTATCCGCCCGGTACTTGCACTCAGATCAAGTGGAGCGGTTCGTCAACGCTCACAGTTGCGAATGCGGCTATTGCGGCGCCGAGTGATCCCGTTTCATTGAGTCTGCCCGACGGCGCGATTATTGGAGTTCGACAGTTCTACCAAACTGCATCCTCTGGCATTATCTATCTTGGTGCAGTCAATGGGACCGTGACTCCACCCCCATTGGGCGACGTGTCACGAGTTGCCGTTTCCGGTCTGAGCGATCAGACGGTAAGTTGTGATACCATCACTAGCAATACAACGTCTTACTTTCTGACACCAGTCGCTATTATCGCACAAACGACCAAGCCAGCTGTCTGCATCGTCGGCGATAGCATCGCTTATGCCAACAATGACGGGCTGGGCAACGCCAGCGGTGATATTGAAGTGATCGCGCGGTCAGTAGGACCGTCCTTCGGATATATTCATATAGACTCGGCGGGAACAACCGCGCTCGAATTCACTCAAAACAATATCGTAACGCCGTTGCTTAATTACTGTTCGGCCATGATCGTTGAGTTTGGCATTAACGATTTTGCCCTGAATGGTGTGACGACGGCGCAACTGGAAAGCTACTTGACAACAATCTATGGCTACGCCCCGGCCGGAATGCAGGTCTTTCAGACAACCCTTACACCATACACGACTTCGAGCGACAGCTGGGCAACGACGGCAAATCAGTCAACCGAGGCGTGGGAAAGCAAGCGCGTCACGTTCAATGATGCACTCCGAGCGGCAACCTTTGGGCCGGTAAGCGGCTACTTCGATCAAGCAGCGGCGGCGGAAACATCAACGGATAGCGGCTTGTGGAAGGCGGGTGTATCGTTTCCGCAGTGTGGTTCACCTAATTACTGGACTACTGATGGCGTCCATTTTGGAACTTGCTCGGCAACTCAAGGCGCGGCACAAGGCGTGATCGACACGTCCCGCATCCACTACCCCTATCTTCTCAACCGCGACCTTGCGCCTTCATCGAACGACAATGGGCCGGTGGGCCTAGCAGCAGTGGGATAATGCTTAACATTCTGCAGCCACCTGCGGACTATCTGCCCTACGATGGGCCGCTGGTCGAACTGGTCCGTCCGCTGCAGCAAGTCGGCGAGCTGTGCGAACTTCTGGGCGTCAAGGACGAGGCTGGTAAGACGATCTATGGCTGCTCGCTTTGGACGATTGGGGGCTGCCTGATCGTGGTGGCAGACTTGCTCGAACGTAAGCAGATCGAAGATCATGAGAAGGCCCACTGCAATGGCTGGAGGCACAAGTAGTGGCTAGGATTAACCTTCTCGGCGGGACGTACCTCGCGCGCAGCGTTATTGCAGACGCTCAGCGCTGCCTGAACTTGTACCCGGAGAAGAATCCAGAGGATGCTGCAGCTCCATATACGCATCTGCTGACGCCGGGCAGCGTGCTGAAAGCCACTCCAAGCGTCGCGGGCGTCGCGCGTTGCCTCTACACGGCGACCAATGGCAGCTTATACTACGTCTGCGGCCAGAATGTCTATTACATAGATAGCTCCTGGACGCTGCACTTGCTGGGCACACTGGCGGCGAACTTGACCACGCCAGTTGCCATGCAGGACAATGGTAACGTGATCGTGCTGGTGGACGGTACCAGCGCGGGCTATGCGATCAACCTGCAAAGTGGCATCGTCGGCAGGCCGCTGGCGGGTATCGTGCTGGATGCGGGCAACGCTACCTCGGGACAGCCGAGTGCGTACTCTATCACCCCTGGGTCAGGAGGCAAAAACGGAACCTATAGTGGTTCAGCGCTGATTGGCGGAAGCGGCACCGGAGCGACTGCCGACATCATTGTGAGTAATCCTATATCGGCGACTACGCTGCTGTTTCTGACCGCGACAGTGACAACTTCGCTCGCTCATGGACTTAGTCCAGGAGACTCTTTCACGCTGTCTGGCTATCCTAGTGCCAATAGTTATCTGAATGCCGCATTCGTTGCAACTTCTGGCACTGCTGGGACGACCATTAACTTCAATATCTCTAGTGGTCATTCTGGCTCAGTTGGTAACGGCTCACTGACTGCTGGTGGTCTGGGCGGAGTGACTAGCATTACGGCGAATCAGACTGGAACTGGCTACGTCATCGGCGACACGCTAACGACCGCTGCCGTGCCTGGGCTGACTGGCGAGGACTTTGTAGTCTCCGCGCTGGGCGCGCAGAGCGGGACGTACAGTAACGTGGCACTTTCTGGCGGTGCAGGTACGGGGGCGACTGGGGAGTTCCAGCTTGTTAGTGGCGTGGCCACTTCGTTCTCGCTGGACAATACTGGTAATGGCTATCTGATCGGCGATGTGCTGTTCACGCAGGGCATTCCGGGCTTTGGTGGTTTCCAGTTCGGCCTGACCTCAGTGGGCGTAGCCGTCAACGCTTTCGCGGCGATCAATGATCCGAACTTTCTGGGCGGCGTCGGCCTCGGCTACCTCGACACGTTCATTGTGCTGAGTCAGCCGAATACGCGCAACTGGTATAGTTCGCTAAGTAACATTACGTTTAGCGAACTGACAGGCGCTCCAGGCCAGCCCATGATGGGGACAATCCAGGCTGGCGGCGCGGGGACCGCCACGGGGGCCGCGCGAAACGTCACCGTCAGCATAGCCTCGCCAGCTGTTGTCACGCTGAGCAACCACGGACTGGTCGCCGGCAACACGTTCACTTTTACGACAACTGGGGCGCTGCCGACTGGTATCTCTGCTGGCACTACGTACTACGTTATCGCAACTGGGCTGACGACGAACTCCTTTGAGTTCTCTGCCACAAACGGCGGCAGCGCCATTGATACATCTGGTACCCAGTCGGGCACTCAGGGAATAATTGCCAGCACGCAGTACAACAACGTGTCGCTGACCGGCGGTAGCGGAACTGGGGCGAAGGCGAACTTGACGCTGACTGGCGGAGTGGTTACCACCGTGCATCTGCTGCCCGGCGGCCTGGGCTACAATGCCGGAGACGTGCTTAGTGCATCGCTCAGCGGCACACTCTTCGGCTTCCAGTATGCTTTGACTGCTGTCAACGCCCCGGCGTTTGATCCGACTTATCTCGCAGCTAAGACCGGCTATCCAGACCTGCTCAGTACGCTGGTCGTAGTCCATAGAGAGATCTGGCTGCTTGGGGCCTTCGAGTCAGCCGAGGTCTGGTACGACGCCGGAAATGCCGCCTTTCCGTTCCAGATCATGCCGGGGGTCTTCATCCAGCATGGCTGCATTGCACCCTACAGTGTGCAGACGCATGACTTGAACGTGTTCTGGCTGGGGGTGGACCAAGCGGGCCAGGGAACAGTGTTCATGGGGGCGGGCTACAGCGCGAAGCGAATTAGCACCTATGCGATTGAGAAGATCATTTCTGGCTGGGTTGCTGCGGGGGCGAATCTCGCCGACGCCGTGGGAATGATCTATAAGCAGCAGGATCATGTCTTCTACGTCCTCAGTTCTGGCAGCGCGAACGCCACCATCGTCTATGATGTGACGGAGAATCTCTGGCACGAGCGGGCTTGGACTGATCCGAACAGCGGGCTACTGAACCGAGTACGGGCGAACTGCATGGCCTTCGCCTATGGGGCGAACGTCGTGGGCGACTGGCAGAATGGGAACATCTATGAACTCGATCTGAATACGTTCACGGACGCCAACGGGCCAATTACGCGCCGTCGTGGCTTTCCACACTTGCTTAATGACGGCAAGAGACACAGTATTGATCGCTTCGCCCTAGACATGGACTGCGGAAATGGTGACGCCCAGCACATTACGGCGCAGCAGCTCGTTCAGCTCGAAGTCAGCTATGACCGAGGCCATACGTTCTTTGAATGTCCGACACAGAGCATGGGGGCGCAAGGAGACTACCTCTATCAGATGCAGTGGCGGCAGGTCAGCGGAATAGGTCGCGACTTCGTGCTGCAAGTCACCTGGTCCGGAGCGGCATTCACTGGCATCCAGGGCGCGTGGCTAGATACTTCGTTGGCGGAGACGTAACATGGGCGCACCGGCTGGCCAGAATACGCTGCCTGCACAGACCTCAAACACCTCCGCGCCCATTGCCACTTTCGGCGGTGATGACGTGGACGGGCTCTACGATTCGCTGGGCAAACCGATCACTGGCAAGATACAGTCCCTGATGGCCTACGTGACGCCCAGTTGGCGCTACTTCTTCGGGACGTTCGTTACGCGCAGCTCAGCGGTCAGTTCGTATAGCGACACAGCGAGCACCACTTACGATCCGACGCAGCTACAGAAGCTGATGAACCAAGTGACGGCGCTCAGTAAAGTGGTGGGCCAATGACCGAGACGCTGCTCTTGCGCTTCCGCGAGGATGCTGAGCTGCTGCCCTATGCAGTCTTCTCGGCGGGCAGGTCACGTACTATGTGGCTCAGCGCATTCCTGACCTATGGTATCTGTGTCTGCAACTTTGAGGCCACAGCGCGCGTTAGCTCGCTCAGCGAAGTCCTGACCATGCTGGCCATTCCTGGCATGGGCGCAGCGGAGACGCTGGCCGCACCAGCGTGGCCCCTGCTGCTGACGGCAGAGCCGAGGCTACGTGCGGTAGTCGTTCGGCGGCCGACGGAGGAAATTTTGGCCAGTCTGCTGGCCGCCACGAAGGACAAGCTGGAACTGGATCTGGACAAGCTACGTCATCTGCTGGCCTACCTGCGGCGGGCGCTAGATAAGCTGGGCCTTCAGCCCCAGACGCTGACTGTGGATTTCCACGAACTGGCGCGCGAGGAAACCTGCCGCGCAGTCTTCGAGCACTGTCTGCCCTATAAGCATGATTCTGGCTGGTGGAAGTTTCTTTCTGAGAAGAACATTAATCCGGACGTGAATCGGCTGGCCGCGCTGTACGTGCAGCGGGAGAGGGAAATCCTGTCTCTAGGCCGCGAGTGCCGCCATATGCTATTCCGTCTGGGCCGCCAGGGGCACTTCAGACATTTGGCCACATCTGCGCGCTCGGAGGCGCTACACTAATGCCCATTTGGCTCGCCGGAGCAGTAGGACTTTCCAGCCTTATCGGTGCGGGGGCCAGCATTTGGGGCTCGAATCAGCAGGCCAAGGCGTCTGAGAAAGCCACAGCCGCGCAACTGCAAATGTTCGGTATCTCGGAGAATGAGCTGCAGCCCTATATCACTAGTGGCCAGAACTCACTGAGCTGGTATGACTATCTGACTGGAACGGGGTCTGATCCCAGTGGCAGCGGGAAGTCCTACACGCCCTCGACGGCGCCGTTGACTGCTCCGTTCACTGCAGCAACACTAAGTAGTACGCCAGGCTATCAGTTCACGCTGAACCAAGGCATGAAGGGTACGCAGAACTCTTACGCTGCCCAGGGCCTTGGCTCTTCCGGCGCTGCGCTGAAGGGCGCGGCGGACTATAGCACCGGGCTTGCCCAGAGCACGTATAATCAGCAGCTGTCGAATTATCTGACTCAGAATAAGCAGACTGCGGAGCTGCTGCTGAGCCCGGCGCAGCTGGGCGAGAGCGCGGCCAGCTCGCTGGCCAACGCGGCCACTGGTACGAGCAGCGGAGTGGCCAGCACCATCTCTGGCACCGGCAACGCGCTGGCCGGCGGCGCTTCGGGCGTGGCCAATTCGGTCTCCAGCGGACTGAGTAGCGCCATGCAGCTGCAGCTACTTTCCAAGCTCTTGGGCGGCAACGCCAATACCAGCGTCAACAACGCGCTGGCGTCCAGCACTGCCAGTGGCTCGCTGGCTGGCTAGGAGACCATAATGGTCGATACAGTTGATCCGAGCATCGTGGCGAATATCGGCCGCCAGGCATCGCCAAACCTTGTGGGCATGGTGGGCCAGTTTGCTATGGCTCAGAATGCACTTAACCAGAATGCGCTGTTCCAGCAGACTTTCCGCGCGCGACAGGCTCTGGGGCCGCTGGCTCAGCAGGCAATGGGGCCAGATGGTCAGATGGACTGGGCTAAGTACGGCGTGCTGGTCAGCACACATCCGGACACGGCCTGGATGGCGCCGGACATACTGAATCAGATCGCCCAGAAGAAACTCGTTGATGCTGAGACGATGAATGCGGAGTTAACTGGCTACGAGAAGCGAATGGGCATTACGAGCCAACTGGCCGCTGCGGCGTACAAGGACCCGAATGTGCAGAAGGGGACAGATCTGATCGACACAGCGAGCGATATGCTGACCTCAGGCGGCATTAAGGATGGGAATAAGCAGCATTTAATTACCTGGCTGTCCTCCATGGCTCCGCTGCAGGGGGCTGTGCTGAAGCAGCGCCTGGGCCAGTTTGCCATGACGCAGGAGATGGGCCGTCAGGCGCTGAGCCAGATCAATGGTCAATATGATCCCGCGATGGGCTTCGATCCGGCGACGGGTCAGGGCGTACCGGGCTGGCGCAGCAGCGTTACTGGTCAGGCCAATCCGATGCAGCCGGGCGGACCACTGGCCACTGGTGGCGGAGGTGCAGCGCAGCCTCAGCCCGCAGCGGCAGTCGCTCCTGCTGCTCAGCCAGCCGCCACTACGCCTGCTGCGCCCGAGCCCAGCAGCTTCACCTATGGCACGCCCAGCCCGGCGCAGACCAAGAAGCTGCAGGACATCGAGACTATGCGACAGGGCTATAACAATACTGCTGCGCACGCCTCGGCGCTCCAGCAGGTCAGCGATCAGCTGCAGCTGGCGCTGCAGAAAGTGAAAGCTGGCGCCGGAGCCTCGGCGTACCAAGAGGCCGCGAAGCTGCTGCAGTCTCTGGGTGTGAGTAACGAGACAGTTGACAAGGTGGCCAACGGCAGCTTGCCAGCGGGCCAGACGGCGGAGACGCTGGCGACGAACTTGGGCACTATGGCGGTTCGCCAGCTGTTGCTGTCCCAGACTGGCGGCGAGGGCTCAGCGGGCAGATTGACCAATCTGGAGTTCTCCAAGATCGTTGACATCTTTCCGAATATCGAGAACGATCCGCGCGCAGCTACTGCGATCTTCAACTTCATCCGGCGACAGAATACCATCGCCAACGCCAAGGCCACTGGCTTCAATAGCATCTATAACGCCTATCATCAGCATCAGCCGCTGCCCGGCGGTATGCAGGACCCCACACAGTATGAGCCCTACTTCACCCAGAAGCTAGTAGACAAGGGCCTCATCACCCAGGGCATTGCGCGCGATGTGCTGGCTCCAGCGGAGACTAAGTGATGGCTGGAGAGCATATAGATACGCTGCTGGACCAGTTGCTGTCGGCCGAAAGCCCAGTGGCTAAGGCGGGCCAGAACGCTGTCACTGCTCCTCATCCAATTGATCAGCAACTGGATCGAATGCTGACCCCGGTGCAGGAGCCCAGTGAGCTAGAGCAGTCCCTTAGTCTGAAGTATGATCCCTCTAAGGACTGGGACACTGCCAGGCAGGCCCTGGACAGCGCGACGTTCGGCTCGCTGACGCACGCTGACCCCAAGCTGGCTAAGGCGAAGGATGCCTGGGAAAAGCAGAATGGCCCAGCCGCTGTCGCTGCTGACTTCGTGGGCAGCACGGCGCCGAGTGTGGTGCTTTCCACATTGGCCGGCCAAGGAGTTTTCCGCGCGGGCCAGCTGGCCAGCAAGCTCGCTGGCAATCCCTTCTTCGAGGAGGCCGCGAGGTTCATCACGGGCCAGTTGGCTGGCAGTAGTCGCGCCGCGCGGCTGGCGAGCCAGGCCACTTGGGGGGCGGGTCAAGGACTGACCACTGGCCTCTACGGCAAGGCCATGGGCCAGGACGAAGATCTGGGCAGCGAAGCGCTGCTCGGCGCCACGGCCGGCCCAGTCAGCAATATGCTTTTCGCCCCGTACCGCAGCAATGTGGCGCCTGAGATTGGCGAACTTGCGCGGAACTGGAGCCGACAAGGCCTTGGGCTCAGTGCAGCGCAGCTGCCTGGTGCTCCGCCGATGCTGCGCGCGGTGAGTAAGCTGCTACATCTTGGCAAGTCCGACATGAGCGACGTGACGGCTAGCCTGATGCGCAGCACGGGAAGTGGCGACACCGTGCTGACGGCGGCGAACTTGGACGCAGCACGGGCAGCAATCAAGTCCTCTCTGGCCAAGAATGTCCATCCAGCATTCAGAAATATCCCAGATGATGAGCTGCCGCAGCGCTTCGAGGATGCTCTGAACAGCGGCGCGCTGACGCCGAGTCAGGCCCAGAGCGTCCGACTTGCCCAGAACCAGTGGGCCAACTCGCGAGTGCTGGACAGAGTGGTGGCGAATAGTGTGGATACTCCTGGGGTAGCCAATCCGAAGGCTTTGATCTCCGCGATGCGCAGTGCGCAGTATCCTGGCGGCATGTCAGCCAGTACGGCAGCAGCTGGCTCCGGCAATCCAGTGGACCTGGACGTTCTGGCGCGCGGTAGTCAGCTCTTTGTGCCTCCCGGCAGCAGCGGGCATGGTGGTGGCCTGAATGCCGTTCTGGGCCTGGCTGGTGGCGGGCTGGCTGCTGAGGGCTTCGAGCACGCTATGCCGTTCCTGGAGCAGGTGATGCCGCACTTGCCACTTCTCGCGCACGGTGCTACGGCCTATGGGGCGATCAATGCTGCCGCCGCTCCGCTGGCCCTTCCGTTCATGGCCAGTCCGGCGTACAGGTATCTGCTGACCCATGGCGGCGTTGGCCCTGTGGCCAATCCGCTGCTGCCCAGCGTGGTCAGCAACCCGGACTATCAGAGCAAGGTGGACTGGATGAAGAACTACTTCGCGCCAGTGGGCTCGGCCCAGGGGGCTTCGCTGCAGGATGTGCCAGATGAACTGCAGCCCGTTATCGCGTCCAGTGCAACCAAGTATGGCCTGCCAGCGGACATGCTGGCCCGTCAGCTGAAGCAGGAGAGCAACTTCAAGAATTTGCCGGCGAACAAGCAGGGCGCGACTGGCATTGCCCAGTTCACAGCAGACACCGCTAAGGACTACGGAATAGATCCGACTGACGTTTCCCAGAGCATCGAGGGCCAGGCGCACTACGTGAGCGATCTGAGCAAGCGTTTCGGCAACAGCGGGCTTGCGCTGGCCGCCTACAACTGGGGACCGGGAAAGGTCAGCAAATGGCTGGCCAGCGGAGCTGATCCAAAGAAGCTGCCCGACGAAACGAGTAATTACGTGCGAACTGTGAGTGGGCTGCCAATTGAGAACTGGCTGGCCCCTGGAGGCGCAGCACGGATAACGATCCCAGTGAGTGCGACTAACGCTCCGGAGAACTACTTTACTGGCGCGGGGGCTGATAACACTGTAGGCGGGAGCCAATGATGGTCACGTTGCGCAATGCGGCTTATGGCCTAGTCATATCGCTAGGTGTCGTCCTGGCTCTAGCGATCAACGTGCCCGTGGCGCTGGCCCAGACGGCCCAGATCCTGCCCAATGCCAAGACCCAGTTTCTGAATGCCAATGGCCAGCCTGTGGCTGGCGGCAGCCTCTATACTTGCGTACCGAATACGTCATGCGGGCCGAGTCCGTCCAGTCCAGCGACGACTTGGCAAGATGCCTTCCAGATGACGGCGAATGCTGATCCAGTGGTGCTGGACAGCGCCGGTAGCGCCTTCATCTTCGGAAACGGAAACTACACCGAGGCCCTGTACGACGCCCAAGGCAACTTGATCTGGTCGGGCTACACCACTGCGCCCGGAACCATTTCCTCTTACGGAGGAAATACGACGCTGGGCTCCTGGTGGAGCGATGTCTCGCCCTTTACGGCGAACCCAGATTTCCGCGTGCGAGATCGCTTATTCGTGGATGACGGCTCGCTGGCCACCAGCACACTGGGCTCCGGCTCTTCCTGCATTCCGAACACTCGCGGCGGAACGGCCCTGAACACTTATGGCGACGGCGCGCCGAAGGTCTCCTGCTACAGCTCGCTCTACGTCCTCAGTTCTAACGGCTATGACGCCATCGGCGCGCAGACGACTACGGCACTGCAGAACCCGGCCAATACGAACCTGGGCGTCGCTGTGCTGGGCCAAGGCTTTTCCAATAACACAAGCGCGACCGCGACTGCATGGGGGGCCTTCTTCGAAGGCCAGCGGCTAGCGCCACTCGGCTGGGCCTTCGGGGCAGAGATCCAAGTCGGCAACGACCAATCTGTCCAACCTTCCACTATCTACGGAAATAATGACAAACAGAGCATTGGCGTTAAGATAAACTGTGCGAGCCAGACAGGAGCCACAGATTGTAGTTCGGGCTTGGTGTTTGCTCAAATCCTAGGTCTATCCGGTACGCCGCACTTCGACCGTGGCATTGTCTTTCTGCTGAATTCCGTGTCTGACCAGGGCGGAGGAGTTTTCAACGCGATTAACTTTCCGAACCAGTATCGCATTAACTGGTGGCGGAATAACTCCAGCACTGACGAGTTGCAAGCTTACATCGTTGCCAGCGATAGTACGCCAGGCGATCAAGTGCAGAGTCTGGTCCTCGGCTCGGCCACAGCTACTACTACGCTTAACAGTAGCAATTTCATCCTGGCTGGCAACAGCACGAATACTACGCTGACAATTTCCAGTGGGGCTACTGGAAACATTCCGGCACTATCGTTCTCCCGAACGGCTACTGATGGCAGCCTCGCCGACATAGCAGCGACGAACCAAGTCGTTACTGGTACCGCTGTCGGCGACATAGTCCTCGTTGGTCATACGAATGTCTGGTTGGTCAGCAATCAGGGCAGTTCCACCGTTGCTGGCGTCAAGGTCAAGACGACCGGACTGCTGACACTTCCGCAATATGGTGCCGGTGCGCTGAACAGCGATAGTTCTGGGAACATTACGACCAGCTCATATGCTGGCGCGCTTACT